TCATGCCGGGCCGGTTGCAACTGGCGCAGGGTGGTGTGTCGCGCGGGCCGCGCTTTATGCGCTCGCGGCCGTGGGTGCTTTTTTCTGCCATTTTTTCGACCTCCGGTTGTGGTTGGTTTGCGGGTTCCGTCTCGTTGGTAAATGGATCGATCCGTCGTTCAACCCGGAAGCCGCACGATACACACTTCACGACATCCAGCTTTGAGCCGCCGGCCAGATATTCCACCACTCGAACAAGGTAACCGCTGCACTTTCGGCACCTGATTTTGTTGGCCATCACTCTTCTCCGCTCAGATCCCACCCCTCGCGCTGGGCCTGCTTGCGCAGCGCAGTGATGATCTTGTAAAGCTCATGGTCCGGCACCCAGGCAATGACATCGACCTTGCAGATACGCTGTGCCAGGGCGTCGGCGTAGCTCCAGGACTTACCGCCGACGGTCAGCAATGCCTCGATCTTTTCCAGCTGGCGAGCCCTGGTGACCTGCGAGTAGTTCTTGCGGTCGCGCGTCTGCATGTTGCGCGGCCGTCCTTTGCGCGGGTCGATGCCGCCCTTGCGCTTCAGTTCGTCGATCAGGCGTGAGGCTTGGCCGAAGGTCAGGTCTTTGCTGCTGGCGACCCGACAGCGATCGTGCAGCAGGGCGCGGTATGCCTCGTCGTCCATTCCCAGCTTTGCCTTGGCGATATGGATCAGCTGGATCTGCTTGGCGCTGGCTAATTTTCTCTGTTGACTCATGATTTCATCCTGTTACTATCCCTGCGGGGTTTTCATCGGCCCCACTCCATGAAAAGACGCCTCGGGCCACCCCCTCCGGTCCGGGGCGTCACCTTTTCTGTTCCTGTCCCTCGACCTGATACGTCTTGCGCTCAGCGTATTCGGCGCGCTTGCCCTTGTTCCATTGGCTGACCGGTCGAAAAAACCCGCACACCCGCGCCCAGACTTCGGTTTTTGCTGTGCAGCGATCGCTCATTGCCGAGCCCTTTCCCGTTCTTTTTTCCGCGCCAGGGAGGCTTGCTGGTAATGCGATTTGCACATCCCCTTGGCGTAGTATTCGCGCCGGCAGCCATCTACGGTGCAACGCTTCCTGCGGCGTCCACCGGCGCGATCGCAATCCTCGCAGCGTGCCGGGTTGGCCTGGGCGTAGGATCGACATGCGGTCGCGGTGATCCGTGCCTCGAATCGCTCACAGGTCATGGTGTTGGCGTCGAGCCATTGCGTCATCTGATCCATCAGAACAAACTCCCCTGGTTCTCCAGCACCAGCTGGTATTCGTACCTCCCCCGCCCGACGCAGCGGGTCACGATGTCATAGCCGTTGCAGCGCAGCTCGGTGATGATGCTGTTGACGGCGCAGACATCGGCGGCCCGGACGATATCGCGGGTGCTGTGCCACTGACCGTCCTGCAGCAGATCGAGGGCGCGCTGCAAACGGGGGCTGCTCTCAACCTTGGCGTAGCGGATCGTTCCCATGACTCTCCTCCAGGTTGACCGGCTCCGGGTGGGGCAACTGGTGGCCGGGCAGGGGTTTGACGTCGTATAAAACGTGCTCACTGCAGCTGCGGCCCCAGTGCTTGATCTGTCTGGTGTGCTCAGGGTGCCGACACCAGGCCATCAAACCGAACCAGCCGAGGTATCTGCAATCGCCGCAGTGCATGGTGTCTCCGTAAAAAAATGCCGCCGGGGCCAGGAGGGTGAAAACCCCGACGGCCAAGGTGGGCGCTGCATGCCGCGCCCGGTTGTCGTTGTGGCTGCTCATCAGGACCGGGGCGCCACCCCCGACCGACCGGATGGGGACTGGCTCCGTAAGGTGCCTGTCCCCTTGACCGGTTTCGCTCATTTCACCTTTTTGACAATGCTCACCGTAGCCTGCATACCGCACTCAGGGCACCATTCGTTCATGATCTTGATAGGTTTCCCGCTGGCGTATTCGCAACAGCCGTCCGGACGCTCGACCACGAACACTTTGGTCTTGCAGCGGCTGTTGCCGCAGTTGGCACGCACCTCAAACATGTCTCCTCCTCTCTCCGGCCCGGCATCCGCCAAGAGGCCCTGGGTTGTCACCGCGGCAGCGCTCGCTGCAGTCTTCGCACCGTACAAACGGCCGTTCGAACACCTGGGCCGGGATGTTGTCGCGGCTGAGGTAGTGCCGCTGGCCGATGGTGACTCCCATGCGCATCAGACCACCTCCTCCAAACCCCGCTCGGCCGCCCAGTCGTCCAGGATTTCCTGCAACGCCGCCGGGTCGGGCATGGGCGGCAGATTGGGAGTTTTGACCCGCCTGGTGCTGCCTGTACCGGGGCGTCGGTAACCGACGATCCAGTCTTCGCCAAGCCCCCGACAGACACCGATGACCTGGGTGCCTTCGTTCGGCGTCGGGTAGTAGTAGGTCGCCCCGTGGAACATCAGATCCTCCTCGTATGTCGTGTTAAGATTTTGCATCATCTCAATAGCCATACTGGCAGCCCCGGATTCAGTCGTGTCATCAACCGGCTCCGAAAACTCACAGTGCACGTTCACTCTCCCGCCGGGTTTATCCGTCAAGGTAATCGTCGCTTTCATCAGGCCACCTCCTCACAGTGCCGCAAGGTCAAGATTGACCTGCCGGTAGCTGCCGTCGTTCTGGCGTTTATAGATCCGCAGATAGGCCTTCGATCCGGCGACCTGGAGGCTGTCGCCGATCGCTGTCATGGCCCGCTGCCACTTTGGATCGTCGATATCGAGCCGCCTCAGGGAGAGGATGCGATTGGTGTTCAGCTTGCCCTTCTTGTCCACGTTGAAGGCATCGGTCACCAGCACCCGGATATTGTCGTTGCTGCCCTCGGCCCATTCGTTGATACATTCGTCGATCAACGCTTTGGCGGCCTGCAGCCGTTCATCGAACTCCAGATGGTCGGCGATGTCGCGGCAGACCTTGTAGGCCCCGTTGAACGAGGTGAGCTGGACGTTGCCCTTGCGGCCACCGAGCTTGGCGCCGTATTTTTCTGCGGACAGCGCCACGAAACTTTCAATATCGCCCATGGCGCCGACCTTGAACCGGGTCAAAACCCCACAGAGTTCTTCGGCCTTGGCGACCAGTTCACAGACCAGTTCATTGCGGAGGAGATCGATCTCCTTTATCTTGCTGATCGGGATCAGTCGCCCCTGGCTGTCTTCCATGTAGCCTTCGGGGACTCGTTGTGTGTTTTCAGTCATGGTTCAATGCTCCTTCATTTCAGGTTTAATGCACCGTCACAACCCGGGGCACGCCGTTCTGGATGGTGACACCGTAGCCGGCCTCGAAGGCGGCGGTCATGCGGTCGTACTCATCCGGTCTGGTCAAGTACTGCTCAAAGGTGATCTTCAGGATCTGCCGCACCCGGTTGCCGACAAAGCGCTCGGCCAGGTGCTCCAGTTGCTGGTCACTGATTCTCATGGTGGTTCTCCTTTTCTTAAAGACGGACGCCGGGGATGACAGTTGATTCGCGCGGGATCCAGACGCCGTTGGTGTATGAGACGGGTGGCGGCACGATATGTTTTTTGCCCTGCTGCCAGCCGTGCAGCCGGTGGTTATGCTTCCCGCACAGCGGCAACCGCGCCTGGCCGCTGTGCTTTTTGTCGCAGCCAACCACGGCGCAGGGGACGTTGTTGACCAGCCGCCCCTGCGGTGCTTTCCGGCCTGGCGCCGGCACCGGCATCCGCGTCAACCACACCTCCCGGCTGGCCAGCACGCAGGCGCAGATCCGGCAGGCGATCTCCTGCAGCTGCTGGCCGCTTTCGAGGTAGCGGTGAGCCAAATAGAGAGCGGAGCGCCCGGCGCCGCATTTCGGGCAGCGGAGTGACTCCTGTCGGCTATTGCTCCTCATGATCCACCTCCATTGCGTCGTCATCCCTGTGCAACACCAGGATGCAGATGAGGGTGATGCCGATCAGGGTGCCGACAAAAAATCCGGTGTAAAAGTCCATGGAGCCTCCTATCGCTTGTTAAGCGGGCAGTTGCGGCAGGCACGCCACTGGCGCACCCGCTGGGCATTGGTCGCGGCAAAAGGGCGGCGGCGTTCGGCGGCACATTTGCCGAGCGGGATCTCGCCCTGCATCGGGCAATCGACAGACTCACTGCCGTACACCTCGGCGACCCGTTCGAGCAGGTTGTCAAGGCTCCCCTGGTACTTGTCGTGCAGCACCTGGTTGATGGCGGAGGCCGAGTATCCCAGCTCGCGGGCAACCTGTGCCTGGCCGCGCTCGGTGATCTTTTCGCGCAGCAGTTTCATGCGGTCGTTCGCGGTCATGAGGTCACCTCCCGGCTGCTCCACACCACCTCGCCGAGGTTGGGATCGTAGACATGCTTGGTACGCTGGATCTGCGGCGGTTTCGGGCCGGTGAAACGGCTCGGCAGGAACCGGTAGCGGGACTGGTGGAGGCCCCGGCCCGGTTGCGTGGCGATCAGGTAACTGGCCTTATTGAGAGCCTGGCAGTATTTCTTGGCGTCGGAGACCTTGACCTCGCAGGCCTCGGTACTGGCGTTGATGGCGAGCTCCTCCGGAGTGAAGTCCTTGAGGATACGCATGGTCCGCCACATCTGTTCGCGGGCCAGTCCCTGGGTGACCGGGGTGCCGTCCCGGCGCACCCTGGGGGCATCGAGACCGATGTCCTTGATCAGCCGGTACTGCTTGGCCTGGCGTGTGTTTTCGACGACGACGCCGATATCCTCAATGTAGCCGGCGTTTTTCAGGCCGAGGACATAGTCGCGGATCGAGTTACGCTCCAGGCGGACCTTCCAGAAAAGCCGGTTGAGGGTAAAGGTCTGCAGCTCGCGGATCGCGGCCCATATCGCCTCACGCTTTTCGTCCGGAGATCTCTGATCAACAGGCTTGAGCGACATCAGGCGATCCTCCTCGCCGGCGCCTGGCCGGTGAAGAAGGGGCGCTTGCCCCAGTCGGCCAGGGTGATGCGGTCGAGGCCCTGGGCCTGGGCCTCCATCTGGACCGCCTGCAGATTGACGCAGATCCGCCGCACCGAGCCGTGCGAGGCTTCGAGCAGCGCCTGCAGCAGGTCGTCGGCGATGTCCAGACCGCGACAGTAGAGGTGGGCCAGGTGCTGGGTATCATCCATGTCGGCGGGCTGTGCGGGAACCCAGTCCATAATCCGCCCGTGGAAACGCTCCCACTTCTGCAGTTTGGCCGGCAGCCGTTCTTCGCCGATCAGCAGGATGGCTGCGCCGCTCCCCTCATAGATGTCGCGGATGATCTCAACGGCAGCCTTGTCGACCAGGTGGTCCATCTCATCAACGATCAGCGGCCTTCCGGAGAGGGCCAGCTGCTCGCAGATCTGGTCGGTCATCTCGTAGATGGTCTTGGCCGGCGGCAGACCGATCTCTTTGATGATCGCCAGCAGCACCGCCTTGCGGGTCCAGGTGCTCTTGCATTCAATGTAGTAGGCGCGGTGCTTGTTGGCGGCGTAGCTGGCGGCGGTGCTCTTGCCCCAGCCGGACGGGCCGTACAGGCAACTCATGCCGGGCAGGTGCGCCGGGCGGTTGATGGCCCGCTCCAGGGCGCCGGCGCAAAGGCCGACGTTGGCCAGCGGGGCGACGGTGTTGACGGTTTCGGTTCCGTGTGTCATGCTTCCTCCTGTTGGTGGTTGTTCGGGCAAAAGCCCCTCCTGGACGCCGTGTTGCAGCACGGCGTCTGCTTATTTGATCGCCAGTTCCTGCTCCATCTCGCGGAATGACCGGAAGATGTCGGTCCGCGCAAACCCCTTGTAAAACCTCTGTTCACGGTCGGTTAAACTCTCTCCTGCCTCGACCCTTCGTTCTAGTTGGCACCAGTAGCGGTAGCGGCCGCCATCGTCCTGCGGGATCTCGACGACATTTGTCTGCTGCATCTCGTGCTCGATCTGGCGGCGGACCTGCTGCAGGCGCTCGACCTTTTCGTCGTTGTTGCCCAGCACCAGGGTCTCGCCTTCGCGCAGGATTTCCACCACGCCGCGGCGTTCCTCCTCAACCTCGATCAGTTTTTGTTCCAGGCGCTTGCGCCGGGCGTCGGCGCGCTTGTCCATGGCGGCGTCGGTGGCGCTGACCGGGTACATGCGGCTCTTGTTGGACTCAAACCCGGCCTTGCAGATCAGGCGCTCGTCCATATCACGCACGTAGACGTAGCGCCCGTCCTGGGGCTCGTATTCAACCAGCACCTGTTCGCCGTTGTAGTGCTGCAGCTCGCTGTGAGCGTAGATGTTGGTGAACAGGCGCACGGTGCCGCGCCGGGTGGTGACCTGGATGCGTGGCCGGAACAGGTCGGCGAGTTCTTGGTCGTCGACGGTGTCGGGCTCCCAGCCGTTGCGGATATGCAGGTCCCACATCTCGGCCGGGGTCATGTGGCGGCGTCGGCCGCCGGCGTCGGTGATCTTCGGCAGGGCGCTGTGAGGGCGGTTGTTGTAGTCGTCCACCGCCTGGGCGCAGAGATCGAGGAACTGCCCCCAGCTCGGCAGCAGTCCGCTGTTGGTTCGTTGCCGGACATCCTGCATCAGCAGCCGGTAAGCCTTGTGCTCGACGCTGCTGTCCATGTCCTTGCCGGTGTAGGTCGGCAGCAGCTTGGCGGTGCGGATCCACAGCGACTGCTGCAGTCGCTCGACCAGACCGCGCGCCTGACTGTTGCCGACGATGCCGGTCTTAAAGGTGATGCCGAGTCTGGCGTAGCGACCGAACACCGGGTCGGCGTTGACCTTGGCCTTGTTGCCGCTGCCGGGGTCGGTGTAGAAGATCGCCGGGATGCCGCCGCGCTCTTTGTCGGGGCCGGTGCTGATGCAGTGACGCAGGGCGTCGGCGACGGTTTCGGCGGATTCGGCCAGGCCCGCGGACCAGCCGACCACCAGGCGGGTGGCGGCGTCGATGACGGCGCAGACCTCAGGACGGAAGGGCTTGCCGTGCCGCGGGTGAGCGATCCGGGCCTTGAAGCTGTGACCGTCGCACTGCACGACTTCAAGCGGGACCAGGTCGCTGGTGTCGCGCTTGCGGTATAACTTGATGGATTTCAGTTCCTTCGGACTGCGGCGCCCTTTTTCGCGCTCGACGGCACTCATCTTGGACAAAAACCGGCGCGCCTGTGACTCGCTCGGCAGGTCGATGCCCTCGGGCAGGATCTTCTCCGTCTCTTCCAACGCCAGCGGCACCGAGGGTTTGCTGGGGATCTGGTAGCACTTCAAGAAGTAGACGGCCCAGGGCGGCACGGGCTTCTTGCGGGCCTCGGTCGGGGCCAGAGCAGTGCTGCCGAGGGTGCGCAGTTCGCGCCAGCGGAACAGGGTGCGACGCGACAGGGTACGCTTACCGCCACCTTTGCCGCTGCGGGCATTGGCGACCGGGATCAGCGCCTGAATGTGGGGCGGCAGCAGCTCGGCTTTCGCCTGGGCGACAACCCTGTCGATCGCCTTGTTGAGACTGACGGTCTGCGCCAGCTGGTCGACCAGGGCAAGGATCGTCAGCCTGGCATCCATGGTGTCGCGCTGCCACCTGGCCAGCGTGGCCGGGGCGGGCAGGGCTTCGAGTTCGGCAGGCGGCAGCGCCTGGCTGGTGGCGGGAAGGGGACAGCTCGGCTCGGGCAGGGCGGCGATGGCAGCGTCGAGCAGGTAGTCCTGTGTCTCTTTGGGGAAGCCGCTTTTGTGATATTCCCATCCGCCGCCGCGTCCGGCGCGCTTGCGCCGCCGAACGCGTTCGCGTTTGAGCTTGTCACGAACCCCGCGCTCGGTACCAGGCATCCCCGGCAGACCGGCCGCTTCTTGTGCTGTGTACCACTCCTGTGTCGCCATAGTTGGCCTCGGTGTTGGTGGGTCGGTTGATTGCAGTTTGCGTGTTGCTAATGGATCTGATGATAAATAGATGGCTGAACAAAAACGTCGGGCGCCCCGATCTTCAGCATTGATGCGCGGCCGGTCTTTACGAGACAACGAGCAACCCTGTATGCCTTCCGAAAACCTTCCCGTGTGGCCGGAAACGCGATAAATGTGCAATCTTCTACAACACCGCCGATTGGGAATTTTCCTGTAATTGTCGCGTCGACTCCTATCAGGAAAAAGGTTCCATCTGCGCTGCGCAGATGCCTGATTCTTTCCGTTTCTTCGGCAACCATAAAACCGTTGAAACGACTCGGCTTTGAGTGGGCCTGCGTAAGAAACCAGGTGTAATCCTCACGCATGTCAATGTGGTTCTCTTGTCCGTGCATCACTTGACCTCCTTCATGTGGTTATCGAGCTTCCATTTCCTGTAAAAACAGCAGACGCTTGCGCTTCTCGGCGGCGATCCGCTTGGCCTGCTCGTCCAGCTTCTGCACCTCGGCCCGCAGGGCATCTGCGCCCGGCAGGGTGAACACCCCGGCCGCCTCGGCCAGCACCCGCAGCGGCTCGATGCTGCCGGTCGCCTCGCAGAACGCCGGCACCAGCTCGGCAGGCATCCGGTGCGGATGGCTCTCGGCGGTCCAGTTGTTGATCTGGTGCACGCTGATCGCGCTGCCTGTCAGCTCGGCCATCTCATCCGCGATCGTCTCCCGGCTCTTCGGCGCGGCCTTGACCGCCGCCCTTATCGCCGCCTGCAGCCTGGCCGACACACACAGCCGTCCTGGTGCCTGGGCAAGCCGCTCTTCGCGGTCCTGCTGCAGCAGGTCGAGCAGGCTCAGCTGGTTAGGATCGTTGACGATTCTTTTTCCCCTTCTAGTCATTGCGGCACCTTAATTGATTTGGTACTGTCTAGCTGTCACGCGGCATATTTCGGAAAAACCTGCTCCAGCGGTTTTCCCAACTTGCGGGCTATCGTCACGGCGACCCGCCGACTGCTCCACTTGCCGTAGATCACCCCGTGGACATTCACCGGGGACACGCCCAGCTCGCGGGCGATCTCGATATTGGTAATCTTCTTGGCGACCATCAGGGCGCGGATACGTTGCGGCTTCATTCTTTTTCCTTTTGGGGGTAAGACTTGGACGATGCGGCGTGAACGAGATCAATAAAGTCCTGACAGAGAACGAGCGGGTGCCCAAGGTGGTCCCGAAAATCATATTTCTCGAACAAGGCAAAAACCTCAGCGGCCGGCATGGTCGCAAAATCAAGGGAGGCGCTGCATGGATCGGCAGAGAGTGTCATCGAGCAATCTCCATTCGGTTGGGTACGACCCTGAAACCATGACGCTGGAAATCAAATTTCACAGCGGTGGGATCTACCAGTATTTCAACGTCCCGATTCAAAAGGTTCAGGGTCTGCTTGGGGCGGCATCCAAGGGCGGCTATTTCGCCTCTAACATCAAAGGCGTTTACCGCTATCGCAAGGTTGGCTGACCACCTGGCTCCTTTTTTTGATGTGGTTCGCTTACTTTGTTAAGCGTGATATGGGCAGATGATAGCGAGGAAATAAACGCACGTCAAGAGGAAATCCGCGCTTCCGAGTTTATTTACTTGCAGCTTGGCCTGTGGTGCGCAAAAAACCTTGCAGAAACGGTGAGTTATCAAAACTTGGAAACTTCCGACTTAAAAAACAGCAAACTTCCGACTTCTCTCGGGGAAGTCGGAAGTTTCTCGAAGCGCCTTAAAGGCGCAATTGGTGAGACCAGCGTGAGGGGATTTGCTGCGAAGTGCGGGCTATCAGATGCCGTGCTGCGCAGTTATTTGCGCGGTGCGACTTTCCCGTCCCTCGACAGACTTGTCGCGATAGCTAAAGCCGCTAATGTTCGCACTGGATGGCTCGCTACTGGCGAAGGCCCGATGCGGGCGGGTGAGTCGGAAGGGGTGACCGTCAACGAGAAGCAAGACCACTACGCGCTTGCCGTGTCTGACAAAAACATCCAGGATGACTACGACCTGGTGCCCCGCTATGCCGTGGAGGTCTCGGCCGGACATGGCGTCTGGCCGGATCGCGAAGAGGTGGTGGAAAAGCTGGCGTTCAAGCGCTCCTGGCTGCAACGCCTTGGCCTGCAGCTGCGCAATCTGGTACTGGTCACCGCCCGCGGAGACAGCATGGAGCCGACCTTCTACGACGGCGATCTGCTCCTGGTCGACCTCTCACAGACCAACATTGTCGATGGCGGCATCAGCGTGATCCGCACCGACGGTCTGTTGCTCGCCAAGCGACTCCAGGTCGGCTTCGGCGACCAGGTGACGGTCATAAGCGACAATCAAAGGTACGAACGCGTAAAAATAAACAAGAACGATCTGAACATCGTAGGCCGGGTGGTCTGGCGCGGTGGGAAGATGTAGCAATATGTGCACTCATATAGCGAGGGGATAAATGAACACAAAAAAAATAGTTACTTGGTTGTTTTTTGTAGGTCTTATTTTTTCCTTCTGTCTTACAGCAGTAAATGCAGCTAACCGTCCAGGAGATTTTATTGTTGTTAAGTTTGAAACAAAACTTCTGACGTCACCAACGTTCAATTCGGATAGAATAAAGGCAATCTTCCCTGGAGATCAGTTGAAAGTCATAGAACAAGCAAATAACAATTGGCTTAAGGTAGCAGATAGGAACGGACTTGTCGGCTACGTGGCCAACTCATGGGTTATTCCAAAAGCGGAAGCCGCTGCGTTTATAAAAAAACAAAAGAAGAAAGACATAGAAAAATCTCAAAGATCCTAAAAGACCTAAAAACAATACCAGAAAAAGAATATCGAAAGAATTTAAATCTTTACCAACAATTGACGGTCCTTGATCCTGAAAATAAAAAATTTCAGCGCAAAAAACAATACTACAAAAAAAAGGTTGAAAAAAGGAGACAGGAGCTAAGAAAGAATAGCTTGATAAAGATTACTTCATGGAAGTGGAACACTCAAAATAGGTATGTAGTAGCCGAAGGACTTATAAAAAACATATCATCCAGAAAATTAACTAACATTGAAGCCATTGTTGCCTGGTATGATTCTGAGGGAAATTTTATTACCTACAAAAGCTCTCTGGTTGAATTTAATCCCATTATGCCAGGCCAGACTTCACCTTTCAGGGTTATGACGCGACACAACCCTCTTATGGCAAGCGCATCCTTGAGCTTTAAGACCATCTCAGGGAGACCTGTTCCCTCGTATAGCGAATCTCAATAAACATAGGTGGTGCCAAACCAACCGTAAAACATCCTAGACCGGCCCGAAAAATCCGAACGACTGGTTTGGCACCACCCTTTAAACAGCGGACCGCCGCACCACCCTTTAATGGCGCGTAAACTCTATACTTTCCCGTTCGCGCCCGCGCAATCCCGCGCATTCCCATGTGGTGCCATATCAATCAGTGGGTAACAGTCAGCTGCGGCTTGGCCTCGACATTGCACAACAGACCCTGGAAACCATGAGCCGCCGCGGCCTGCGTCAAAATCC